TTACTTTGCCCCCTTCTTCTTTTTTGTACGCGCTTTGTACGAAAAGTCCCTTTGGGCCAGGGACAGGCCGGTGGCAGCTTCGGCTTGCGCGAGGCCGCGATAGAAGGCGCCGTGGATCTTGCTCACGGTCTCTTCTGCATGGGTGTAGGTGCGTTTCATCAGCGCTGTGTCTGACCAGCCCCCGTAGGCGCCCGCTGCCTTCTCATCGATCTGCTGGCGGACGTTCATCTCTTGCCCGAAGCCGTGACGGCCCGCTGCGTGGAACGGGATGACGGGGATGCCGGCGGCTTCGCAGGCCTTTACCCAGCCCTTGCGCGGGCTGGACCGATCAGCAAAACCGAAGAGCCGCAGGTTCTCTGGCTTGCGAACGGCGCCACGGGGATAGCGGCGCGGCAACGAGGCCAATTCCGCCACCAGCTCGGCCGGCACTTCCAGCCAGCGATCATCATGGCCCTTGGCGCCGGGAATACAGATCTGGTTTTCATCGAAGCGGCAATGCTTATCAGGATGCATGGCGATCGCCTGACTGATCCGCGCGCCGGTCACGAACATGGTGAGGGCCAACGCGGCATGACGCTCGCCGGCATGCTCACGGAATTTGAGCAGCCATTCCCAGCTCCCCGGTTCCTTCTTGACGCGGCTGAGCTTGCCGCGCCTGCGGTCCTGCCGGATGCGGTCCTGCTTGCTGTAGCCCTTGACGTGAAACAGGTCGCCGCTGTCGGCATCGCGGAAATTGTTGATGACCGCACGCACCGGCGTGATGACCTGCCGCGTCCAAGTGTCCGTCGAGGCATTGGGGTACAGCCTGGGCGCCAAATCTCGCACGTCTTTGGGCGAGATGTCGGATACCAGGCGTGCGCCCCATAGTTCCGTAATGGGTATGAGGTAGCGCGCCGTATTCGCATTGGCCGGATACATCATCACGGCTTCGGCGAAGGTCAGCAGCCGGCTCGCCCCGACGAGGTGTTCGGCTATCCGCCGCTCTTCTTCGTCCCGGCACCATGCCCACGCGCCCGCTTCTTCAGAAGCTCCAGTGCTGCATCGGTAATATTCGGTGATGGGTTTGCCGAGATATTCGACACGACCCTTGGCCCACCAGGTCGGGCCTCGGCGATACGGCTCGATCGGCAACGTGCTTCTCCGAGAATGAGATCAATATGTGCGGGGGTGATGAACACGGCGCGGCCGATGCGATGGCAGGCGCCAAGACGGTTAGCCCTGTCCCGCAAAGCGCGCTCCGATACCTCGAAGCCGCGTGCGGCCAGCTCCTCGATCCAGGCGGCGGGCGAACGGGCGCGGTCCAGAATGACGGAACCGGTCTCCATCACCGGCGCCCATCAAAGCCGGCGAACATGTCGTCCATGCCGAGCGCTGCGAGATAGGTCTGGAGGACCGCCTCCATCTCCTGCCGGTCCTGCGCCGGCAGTTTCCGCAAGCGGATGACCTGGCGCATGATCTTCACGTCATAACCGGTGGCCTTGGCCTCGCCGAAGACGTCCCTGATGTCGTCCGCGATGCCCTTCTTCTCTTCCTCAAGGCGCTCGACGCGCTCGATGAGCAGCCGCAGTTGCTCGGCGGCGATGTTGTCAGCCATGTTCGAGGTCTCCCTGTTCCGGGCAGCTCACGCCGCCATCCCCAGCGTGCCGGGCCGTTCTGCGAGCGCCGCGTAGACTTCCAGCTGGCGCGCGAGGCGCACGGCGTCGGCCGGGGTGAAGGTGCCCCCGACCAGAACCGCGACACGATAGGTGCCGTCCGTCTGGCGCTGCAGATGCATGTGCGGTTCGATGGCCGGCGCCGGTGCCGGGACATCGCAGCCCATCGCCAGCGCGATCTCCCGCGCCTCGATGGAGGGGGCCAACAGATCGTCATCCTCACCTGCGGCGGGGATGATGGCGATGGTGCGCGGGGCGCAATCCGGGCAGAGGACGCCGCCGGCATCGCCGAAGGTCCAGCCATCCGGCAACACTTCGTTGGGGCGGTTCTCTTGCCGGGCGCAGGCGAGGCAGAATGAGATGAAGGGGCCGCGCGTTTGCACGGCCGCTGTTTGGGGCGTCGTCTTGGCAGGCATCGGGGGCATTCCTTTCAGACAAAGAGGACCGTTCTGAATTTGAAATTCAGTCTTTAACCACCTGATATTTTGCGGATTTTATGGCATCTTGGATGCCGATACCGTTCTGCTTAGCCCGAGGGCCTCCTGCAGACGGCATCATTGGCCGGCGCGCTGCTCACGACATCGATGCCGTCGAACAGCGAGGCCTGGCCGAAGGCGTGGCCCGGTGGCTTGACCTCGCGATAGTGCGGCGGCCGGAATTCCGGCGACACGCCCGAAGGCGAGATGATCTCTTCCACCTGCAGCGCGGCGCGCCAGCGCATCGAGCATTTGAAGTTGGAGCACAGATAATAGAGCTGGCGCAGCGTCGGCGTGATCTCCTCGGACGTGCGCACCATCGCCCGCTCGTTGCAGACGGGGCAGCGCACGATAGGGAGGCGCCGCTTCTCGCCCCGGCTGACCGCAGCCTGAGAGCCGGGATCGATTTGGCCGGGATCAATTTCGATGGCCTGATTCACGCCCTGTCCCCCCATTGCCGGAGACACGCAGCCGATTGGCCACGCCGGTGAGGGCTTCGATCCCCTCCTCAATCTCACGGAGTGCATTTTCGACGGAACCCGCATCCCGTCCCTTCTCGATGGCGGCGAGCGCGGCACCGACCGCCTCACCCGTCTCTTTCGCGGCTTTGCCGGCCGCCGCGATCAGCTCGCCGGTGGACGAGCCGCCGGTTTCGTCGCCCATCTCAAGCTGCAGCTCATAGCATTCGAGGAAGGGCCGCCCGTAGCCACCCGCGCGCAGATAAGCGAGATCGAGGCGACGGGCCTTCTGCAGGCTGATCTCGCGCTCGGCATCCGGGTCAGACAGCTTGCGCACCCAATTCTCGGAGCAGCCGAGAAGCTGCGCGCAGCCATCATAGCCGATCAGCTCCGCGACCCGGCACAGCGCGCGCTCGAAGGTAAGGGGCCGACGCTCCTTGGTCACTGGCCGTCCTCCGTCGACAGGAGGATCGTGCCCGGCAGCGTGGGATGACCGCCGGGCACGGCTTGAGAGAGGCCACAGCCAGGGCAGTTTGCCCCCCTGCCCCGCTGGCTTTCCTCAAGATCACGTTCCAGACTTGCGATGCGGAGGTTCTTGGCGGCGATCGTGAGATCGCGATAAGCAAGATTTGCCCGCAGGTCCGCGATCATGTCTTTGACCGCGGGGATCAGGCTGTGCAGCCCTGCAACGATGCACAGGATGGTGAGGCCCAGGCACAGGGCAATGGTCCCGGACACGTTCATGCCGCCTCCGGCCTGCGGTCAAAAGTCGGCATTCGATTGGACTGGCGCACGAGGTCGAGCCCGGTAAGAATCGGCTCGCAGTCGTCGGATGGCTCTGCATCCGTGGGGGACGCTGAATGATCGCGAGGGTAAATATCGGGACGAAGATCGTGACGGGACACGCCTGTCGCCGCTTCGACACGGAGCACATATTCGGCGGGGAGTCGCTTCGACGACCGCGTCCACTTCCACACGCTCGGTTGTTTTAGTTCGCAAAGCCGAGCCATTGCGGACTGGCCGCCCAACATTTCGATCGCAGTCATCAGCGCTTCGAAGGGGGTCGTTGTCGTGATCATTCCGCTGAATATAGATCAATCTATAGAACGGTCAATAGACAAATCTAACTGTGCGCTTATAGCCAGTTCTATATGGTGTCAGTCCATGGATCTAGGCCGGCGACTTAGCGATCGGATAAATGATGTCGGTCTATCTCAGGCCGAGTTAGCGCGGCGCATTGGCATCAAGCAACCCAGCATCAACTATTTGATTTCGCGGGGTCCGCAGGGTTCAAAGCACCTTCTGAAGATCGCCCGCGAATTGCAGACTACGCCCGAATATTTGCTGGGCGAAACGGACGATCCGCAAGGTAGCGCTCCGGACAATGTGCTGGCAGATGCCGAGACTCGGGAAATGGCGGAACGCTTTAAGCGCCTCGGCGGGCGGGACCGGCGCGCACTGTTGCAGATCGCACGCTCTCTTGACGGCGGCTAGACGGTCAACGCAACCAAAGACGAACCGAGCCACAGCTAACGGGCACTGGTGAAGCCTCATAAAATTCGCATGTGCTCGAAATCGTCACGGCAGTAATTCAGTCTTTGGCTAGAAAAGCTGACTGTCCGGACACGACGACATTCCGGACATAACCCCATTGAAGGGCGTTATTGTGCTGGCTCGGGCCATCGCCTCCAATTTGATCCTTCGCTGCAAAGCGAATGAGGCCCTTTACAAAGAGAAGTCGCATCCATGATCGCTCGGACGGCATCAACTCGAGCGCACGGTGCCTCTGGCGAAACTTCGAGGATAACTTGCGGCTCGGGATTGAAGTTAGTCGATAACGCCATGTAGCGCCGCAACTTCTCGTCGGAAATTGCCACGTTGTTCCAAAGCGTTGAACCGTCTTGCCTGATGTGGACGAACTGAATGGATCTCAGATGAGCGATGCCTTCCCGTTCGCCGCCCCAATCCGCGGGAGGCGTCGAGCAGCTGGACGCATATGTCTCAGGGGCACGATCGCAGCTCATGACCATCGAGGCGGCAAGAAGGGCAAACGAGAGAGCAAACAATTTTCTCACTGGTATGTCCTGAAGGCTTACGCGCCGCGTAGCAATCGCTACCTTTCGCCTCAATATTTTCGCATCTCGATCTTCCGCTTTCCACGCCAAACCCGCCGTTTGAAGATCAGCAGGAAGCGGCCCGAAGCGGTCATGACTGAAATCCAAAATGGTCTCTGAATTGGTGGCGGTCAGGGGCTCTTGCGGTTGCGACGACCCGTTCCAAATCCCATTGACCGAATCACACGATGTTCCTCATATGTTCTCAATCAGGAGACACATATGGAACGCATCAACGATATTCGCGACGCGGTCGCGAAGGCGCTGGAAGACCGCGGCTTGGACAACCGTCAGTTTCTCGGAGAGATCAGGGCCGGCCTGCGGGACGATGGCCCGTTCATGACCGGAGCACTGGCCTGCGCCGAGCTGCTGCTGGCGCCGGCCGAGTGATGTGGCGCGCTACGTTGGCGACCTCAAGGTCGCGACGTGCATCTTCGAGGCTGCTGCCTGGCACCTTACCGTGAAAGTGATCTGCCCGTGCGGACGGGCAGGTTCGTTCGCTCCGCATGGGCTGTGGTGGATCTTCGAGCGAAAAGGCTGGTCGGACGATTTCCGGGATGCGCGCATTCGCTTCTATTGCGCGTCCTGCGCACGACGGGGCCGCGCGTCGGCGCGCCCGATCAGGATCGAGACATCGCAGGAAAAGCCGAGGGTTCATCTGCCTGCTCCAGATGAACGCACATGGAACCGGGCGGTCAACAGGTTCAGAGGCTGAGCTTGGCTTAGGCGACGGACATCATCTGGCTTGGATAAGGCTGCGCCAGCGCGCAGGCGCCGGCATAATCGGTGCTAAGCCACGTCTCATAATCCTCGGCATGGAGGATCACCGGCATAGCTTTGGGGTGAAGCGGGGCGACCAGCGGGTTCGGCTCGCATGTCAGGAAGGCGAACACCGCGCCGATCGGGCTAGGCCGCCAGATCCCGGCGAAGCAGGAGACCGGTTCTGCTGGGATGCGGAACCACCATTCCTCGCGGCCTGCACCGATCTTCGGCTCGGCAAATTCATCGAACGGCACGAGGCAGCGCTGCTCCGGCTTGGCGAGCATCGACTTCCAGAACGGGCTGGTGAGATTGCGGACATTCGTCACATGCTTGGTGACCGTCGTGCCCGGGCGCTTGCCCTTCATGACATGGGGCACGCCCCAGATCATCTGATCCAGCATCATGGCGCCATCCTGCCGGCGTGCGACGGTGGCCAGCTTGCGCGGCCAGATATCGGACGGTGCCGCCGGCAGCTCAAACTCAGGAAGGGGGGCGCCGATGAACTCACGCCATGTGGAGAGCTTGGAAGGATCAGCTCGGAAGTGATTGCACATGGCTACCTCCCATCAATGGCCGCGCCGGAGCGCGTGCGATTTACTCTCAAATAGTGACTCCGGGCCGATACTCCAGCGATCAAAAGCGGACTGACGGCACATAACGCCAACTCGGACGGGGGGGGGGCCGATCCCGTGCTTAGAAAAGAACTGCTCGATAAACGCGAGCACCTGGAGCTTGCGGCTCGCCATCACAAGCGAAGGTCGGAGAAAACCGTGTAATTTTCGGATTTCATTCTATCACTTCGACGAGATTATATCGCCCAAAACGAGCTTGATCAGCCGCGACAGCCGATAAGCTACGCCAATATTCTTCAAACATTTTCTTACATTCACCATCGGCAATTTGAATCGAGTATTGATCACGATCCTTGATCGGTCTTCCTTTGACCAAGTCGCCGATTTGACTCCGAATTATTTGTTGATCACTCTGTGAGACGCCGAGCGTCGTCGCATAGACTCTCTTGATACTATTTCTCTTTTCGCCCTTCGGTACATTATCATTAAGTATCTCCATATTTTGCTCGTGAAATGCAAAGCCGAGAAAGACGAGTGTTTCGGCCTCATTCACGATGGTCTTAATCCGATGCAAAAGCTGATTGTCCTCGATTGTCTCGGAAAAGGTCAGGATCCGATTTGCGATGCGAAGTAAGTCCGCGCTCTCTGAGCCAAATGGAGTTCGACCTTCTGCCCCTAAAGTGAGTGCGCCTAGATCGCCATAAGGATGGACGATCCGCACCTTGCTCATGATTGCATCTACTTCCCGCACCATCCTCGGAAAGTAGACCGCGATGGCTCGATGAAGAAACACTTCCAGGCAACGATCATAGTTGAATACGATGAAAGAGACATTCTCAAACGCGGACAAAGGATCGTCAGCGGGCACTCCCGAAAAGAGGTGCTGAGCCAAGCTGACGTACCAAGTATCAGCTACCGACCGCATGTCGAACGGCGAGCTTTGATCGGCGGTCGGCGCAAGGCGGCTGCGAGCCTCGGCAGCCAGAATAGCTTTTGCGATCCCAAGTTTGCCTAGCAAAACGTATTCTCTATTGTCTTTGTGGGTTTGAAGAAATGTGTCAATTGAAGGTGCGAGTTGCATTGCCTCCGCGACTTCTCTCCCTGAACGCAAGAACTGGTTATCCGGCCAAGGGTCTGGGTCCTGTCGGACCATGTGTTCGAGGATGCTGAGCAGTTGCGGATCGCCTTGAGTTAACGTCTGTAGACGGCCCACCCGGAAGTCGACGAGCTGGGCGATCCGTTTAGTAAGATGTTTCCCTATCGGTAGTTCTGCCTCAGCACTTGCCCCTGCGCCGATCACGAAAACGGTCTTTGATTTGAACATTCTTTGTCCTCAATCGGCGCGGCAATTTCTCATCCATCATGTGGTGGTACTCTAAACCGCGCATCCTGACATTACATGTATTCATTTTTCTAACGGCCGGCGGTATATCCTCGCCTCCTACCGAGCTACCGGGATCTGGCGAATATCCGTCGTCCAGGACGGGCTCTTCTGCCCCCGCTTGGTGTCGAAGCTCCGCCCGCCAAAACCCTGTGCCGCAAGCTGGATCGTCCCCCGGCCGAACCGGTCGTTGAGCCCGTCCATGGCCGCCAGCAGGCCTCGCGCGCGTGGATCGGCCTGGACGAACAGATCGCCTTGGCCTGTTCCTTCCGGCACCAGCTCCTCCAGCAGCACCCCGCACTTGGTGTAGATCGCTCCCGGCTGATGCATCGCCTCCATCATCTTGCCGGCGAGCGCCGCGATGATGCGTGGATCGTTGCTGGGTGGCGAAAGGCGGGTCTGCCGGCTCGCCGAGGGCGCATTGGCGCGGAACCGCGATCCATGCGCGAAGGCGATCAGCCGCGTCGCCATCAGGCTCTGCTCCCGCAGCTTCTCGGCCGCGCGCACAGCCCGCCGCACCATTGCCTCGCGCAGTTCGCCGAGGTCAGTCACCGGCGCGCCGAACTGGCGCGTGACGGCCGTCGCCTTGCGTGCCTCCGGCTCAGGCTTGAAGTCGTCACAGGCGATGCCGTTCAGCTCCAGCACCAGGCGCTCAAGCACGACTGTGCCGATCGAGCGCGCCACCGCTGGCGGCATGGCGACCAGATCGGCCACAGTCCGCACGCCCAGCGGCTGCAGCCGCGCCGCCAGCGCCCGTGCGATGCCCCACACCTCTGTCACCGGCCATTGCGCAAACAGCCGCGTGCGCAGCTCGCTATCGTGCAAATCCACGACGCCGCCCCACACCTTCTCGGTGGCCTTGGCCAGTGCGTTGGCCACCTTGGAGAGCGTGCGCGTCGGCCCTAGGCCGATCCGCGTCGGCAGGCCTACCGTGCGGAGGATCGCGGCGCGCAGCGCGTGCGCCGCCTCCACATCGCCGCGGCCGTCCGCCAGCGTGGGCAGTCGGTAGAAACTCTCGTCGATCGAATAGATCTCCACCAGGTCGCTATGCTCGCCGATTACCGCGTTGAACCGACGGTTCATGTCGGCATAGAGCTCGTAATTGGACGATCGCAGCTCGATACCGTGCCGTTTGATCACGTCACGGATCTTGAATACCGGATCGCCCATCTTGATGTGCAGCGCCTTCGCCTCGGCGCTGCGGGCGATCGCGCAGCCGTCATTGTTGGAGAGGACGATCACAGGCACGCGCCGTAGGCGTGGGTCAAATACCCGTTCGCTGGAGACATACATATTCTCCACGTCGATGATCGCCCAGCTCACCGTTGATAATCGCGCACGCCGGCGCGCACCACGCCCCAAATCTCGGTGGTTTCGTCCGCCAGATGGTCGGCATAGCTCTGCCGGCTGTTCCGCGCTTCCAGATAGGGCACGCCGCCGCGATAGACGAGCTGACGGCACACAAAGCCGCCGGCGACGATCGCTATGACGATATGGCCGTTGCGTGGTGTCACATCGCGGTCCACCACCACCACGTCCCGGTCAGAAATGCCGGCATCGATCATGCTGGAGCCATCGATGCGGAACACGAAGCTGCCGGCCCGGTTGAGCCGCAGCAACTCCGCCAGATTGATGGTGTCCTCCTCCCAGTCCTGGGCGGGGCTTGGAAAGCCGGCGCCCGCCACACCGATCGGCTTGAACCGGATGCCCGGCGCCATATCGGCGAGCGGGACCGGCTGCGCGATTGGCAGCAGCATGATCAGATTCCCTGGCTCGTCACCTCACATAACGCCAAAGAGAACAGATTGGGAACATCCCAAACGTGCAGTTCGTCGCTTTCTCCGGCCAGGCGCGCGGTGACGCTACGACGCCGCGGCAGGGGTCGCGTAAGTGCCGGTGGCTAGGCCGACGACGACATAGCCGACGTTGAGCCACGACAGCCAGCACACCAGCAGCGCGCCCAAACCATGGCCGACGGCGAAATTCATTCCCATCGATATGAACACGCCAACGAAATAGGCGATGGAGCTCATTTCCGCGATCTGTTGCGCCGAACTGGCGGTCGCGTTCTTGATCGCCCGCAGCTCTGTCAGGATCTCGGAATTATCTACAGTCGCAAGAATCTGCCCCGGTGCCGCAATCGCTCCTGCGGCAGCTGATGATCCGCCAATGCGGCCCGCATAGCCACAGCCACCGCATCCTTCACAAATCGCACCGTAAGCCCTCGAGCCATTTCCGGAGCAGAGTTTGCACGAAGTGGCGGGTTCAAGAACGTGGACGGATCCGGCACCGCCGCATCCCTCGCACACCGCCCCGTATGCCCTCGATCCGTTTCCGTAACAAAGCTTGCAAGACACAGCCGTCGTCATGATTTCCCCCGCATATTTGCCAGCCAGCGGCTCACCTAGTTCCGCGGCCGCAGCGTCAGAGCTTCGAGATCTTTGCGGTCATAGGTGTTGAGATAAACTGGCTCTTCAGCCGGCTGCAGCACGCCGCCGGAGAATTTGAATTCCTCGAACTGGCCCCCGTGCGTTTCGCCCTTTTCATCGGGCCGTAGAGCGTAGCGATAGCAGAATTCATGTCCCATCACCCCTGCCCAACGCTCTCGGAGGTCCTTGCGCCACCGTTCGAGGCCGTCAGGATCGGCGCTGATATCTGTCGATTGGATCTTCGCCACATTGTCGAAGGTGGTGTAATAATTGGCGCGCTCGACGGACCATTCGTCGGTCGTCACACAGATCGCATCGCTCTTCAGCTTTTGCTGTTGCCGCATGACGTGCTTCTCGATGTCGTTCCACTTGTAGGCGGACATCGTATTTACCTGGGTCGGGCTGACCACCGTCTCGGCATATTGCACGCTATCGCAACTGTTGCCATCGCCCGGGTGGTAGCAGTACAGGACGCCGTTCTTAAATTTGTCGAACATAGTCTGGGCCGAAACGTACAGCCTGCCATCGGGCGTTTTCGTCGGGGCCTCGGTCTTCACTTCAGCGGCGACGGCAGCGCCGTTCCCGGCGGCCGTGCTGTCGGGAGCTCCTTGCTCCGAGCATCCAGACAAAATGACCAGCGCCGCAGCACCGGCTTGCGCGCGAAAACGATTCTTACCCACGATGACCCCCCACAAGGTTCACGTGATGTTTACCGACTTTGCGAGCGTGGCAAAGCGAGAAAATGGATGCTGAAAGCGGCCAGTCCGGACACGACGCCGGTTCTGCCGTTATTGGGACTAGCGCTAATATCCACCAAACTCCCGTTCAAGGGCACGAAGGACCGGCTCGAAATCGTTCATTGCCTTTCGGTGGCGAGCATCTCGTTCACTCAGCGATCCGCGCCAAGTGCGGCAACTGCTCAAGACTATAAAATCCGGGTCAGGTCCGCTGCGAGCGGTATGAACCTCGATCAATCTCTTTATGCGCTGACCAAAGCGTCGTTCGAAATCTGCAGAATGGCGCCTTTGCGTGCGCGACGGACAGTCGTGGTTAGCCGCAGCATCTTGCTTCGCGTATTCCAATCTATAGGCCAGATTGGATGGCAGAGGTTCAGCGAGTTCTGCGGGGTCAGTGGGTGCGTGGGCAAATGTTGGCGTCGCCAGGTAAACCAGGAAAAGAAAACAGATTCTCATTCGCCAATAGTGTGGCCAGAAGCCGCCACCGTCAATGTCCGCTTCCCACGCCAAACTCGCCCTTCACCAATCCTTTGTCAGCGCTCGGAAGCAGCCACCCATTTTTAAGAGGCCGGCCTTTCCCCTGGCTTGCTCAGACCTGTGCTCGGTCACCAATCGCGCCGCCTAGGCTGCGAATATACGGCACCCAGACGAGATAGGCGCCTTTGGCCAGCTCGTCAGCATGTAGGGCACGGATGTCGTCAAGAGAGCTGGGTGCGACGACCTCTTGATCCTCGAACCAAAGCGCAAGGGCATCGAGAGCCTGGGGCACGACATCGTTCGCATCATCGGCTGCAGAAAAACAGCCTGGAAGATCCGGAAAGGTGACGCCAAAGGCGCTATCGGCGCCCTTATGCACGAGGGCAAAATAGTGGTTCATATCAAGCCCTCCTTGGCGGTTTCAAATCCAGCCTGCCGCTTAGCGATGCCTCGGCCAGTACCGCATCACCGCTGGGCTTCCAACTCCAGATCAGTGCACAACCCGCCCGAACCATCCATTCTGTGTGTGGCACCCTCGATCAGCCACTTCCGGCCATCGATCTCGGCTTTGAAACCGTCCAATGTCGCCGGGATCTCGGGGAACAGGTCAGGCCGACCATAGGCCAGTGTCAGGCGCGCGGTCGCGACGCGGCGGGCGATGCGCGCGCTTTCGGCCTCTGCGGCCTGCTTGGCGTCCGCCTCGCTCGCATAGAGCTTGCGCAGGCGCTTGGCCTTCCCCTTCCCGCTGTGCCCGTGCTGCACCTTGTGGCGCGCGGCGCCGGCCTTGTCGTGCCAGCTCGCCTCGACGCCATCATACTGACCGCGCGTGACGCGCTGATAGTTGACGGTCACCGTTTCGTTGCGAGCGATCTCCACGGTCGGGAGAGCCTTGCCGCTCGCTGTCTTGCCGCTGCCGATGGGCGCGAAGATCAATGCGCCGGCTTTGACCGTCGCCACGGCGTCGAACCGCTTGCCCAGTGCCTGCAGCAGCGCGGCGTCGCTCTTTGCGCCATGGCCGAGCGCGGGAATCGCCATGCCGCCCAGCTTGCCATCCACCTTTGCGGTCAGGCCATTGGCGGCGGCAATGGCGCCGATGACCTCGCTCACCGTCTTGCCCACGAAGCTGCGCTCGCGGCGGACGCGGAAGGCATCGGTGAAGTCGGCCGAGCGGGCACGGATGGTGATGATATCCGGCGGCCCGGAAAAGCTGGCTTCATCGACCTTGAATTCGCCCTTGTCGATGAGGCCCAGCGGCAGGCCGCTCCCGCGCTCCCAACCGAGGCTCACGCGTAGCCTGGCGCCCTCCTTGGGGATTTCCAGCTTCCCGCCCACATCGCTCATGACGATATCGAGCTGATCGGCCGCATCGCCGCGTTTCTCCGCGATGGTGAGCGTGATCAGCAGCGGATCGATGGTGCTGGTCAGATCCTTGCCGTCCAGCGTCACCTTCCATCCCGCCTTGGGGTGGACATAGCCGCTCAATCGACCCGCTCCAGCTCAAGGGTGAAGTTCGCCTTTCGCGCGAAGCCATCCACCATGAACGTCTCCGAGGACAGATCGAGGCTGCGGATCGTGAACTGGCCAAGCACCTCCTGTCGACCGCTCAGCAGCGTGTAGCTCTCGCCCGTATCGGCCATCTCCCGGATGCGATCGAGGCTCGAATGATTGCCGACCACGCCGGGGTAGAGGCGCCCGGTCAAACGCATGGTTTCATCCCCCGGCCCGAGGAACTGAGAAGCCGCCCGCGCGCCGAAGCGATCGGACTTGGCGTGCCGCCAGTTCCATGTCTGGGCGAGCTGCTCATAGGGCAGCGTCCCGATCTCAAAGAGGAAGGTATCGAGCGACATCATCATGGGTCAGTCCTCATCCTGGAATGCGCTACGCTTGGCAGCGTCCCGCTCGGCCTGGATGCCGGCGAGGATCCTGCGCACTTCAAGCGCGATGTCCTGGGCAGACTGACCGGGCGCAGCCTGGATGGTGATATGCACGTCCCCAAAGCCGCCAAATGAGGAGGGTGCAGCACCCGCCCCTGCCCCGCCACGCCTCGGCGCCATCGGTTCGAGCGCCGGTAGCGCGACGCGGTGCGTCATCTCCTGCGCCGCCATCGCCGCCGCGCCCTGCCCTTGCGAGATACCGAGAGCGAGGCCGGCGGCGATGTTCGAGCCAAGCCCCATGAAGACGCGGCTCGGGCTGTGGATCCCGAGCAGCTTCTTCGCGCCCGTCACGAGCCGCCCGAGGAACCCGGTCACCTCCGCATAAGCGCGCGGGAACATGGCCTTAAACCCGGCGATGAGGCCGGCGACGATCATGCCGCCAATCGGATTGAAGATGCCGAGCAGCATGGCCGGCGAGAAATTGGCCTTGATCCATGTCCAGCCTGCCGAGACGGCGCCTTTGACGGCCGCGACCCCGGCCCAGAAGGCCGCCTTGATCTGGTCCCAATAGCGATAGATGAGATAGGCCGCGCCGCCGACCGCTGCGACGATTCCCACGATGATCAGCACGACCGGATTGGCGAGCATCATGGCGCCGGCCGAGACGATGCCGCGCCCGAGCAGCAGGAAGCCTGTGCGGAGCAGACCCAGCATCGAGACGATCGCCGGGCCGTTGCGGGCAAAGAACCCGTACACGCCGGCTGCAGGGCCAAGGAACGCGCCGAACAACCACATGAGCGCACCGACGCCGATGCGCAGGGCGCCAATCCCCACGACGATGCCCACAAGCGAGGCGGCCATGCCGGGATTGGCCTCTGCCCAGGCAGCGATCCGGTCGGTCAGCCTTGCCGCCGCTTCGGTGATGCGCACGATCGACGGCAACAGCACCGGGCCAAGCGTGAGCGCCATGGTCTGCAGATTGCCGATGATCGCGGGGATCTGTGCATTCATGTCCCCCATACGGCGGTTGAAGCTCGCATCGATCGCGCCCGAGCTGGCCATCGCCTCAGCGCGGATGCGTCGATACTCCTCCATATTCTGGATGAGCGGCCGCAGGGCCTGCTGCGCTTGCATGTCGCCGAACAGGAAGCTGATCCGGTCGAGCTTGCCGCCAAGCGTCGTGTTCGTGATTTCCGCGATGGCTTCGAGCGGCGTCTTGCCGTCCGCATAGGCTTTTTTCAGCGCGGCCGGCAGATCGACGCCCATCTTCTGAAACTTGTCGATGGTCTCCTTGGTGTTGATCTTGGCCATCAGGTTCTGGAGATTGGTCGCGGCCGACGCGGCGTCGCCGGTGCCTTTGCGCGCGATCTGCGCGGCTGCAGCCAGATCCGCTACGGCCCCGACGCCCTGCTGCCCAAAGGCCCGCGCTTGCGCGGTCAGCATCGGGAAATACTGCGCCATGTCCTTGATCTCGAACGCGCCGGCATTGCCTGCCGCCGTCATCGCTTCGAGCGCCTTGGCATTCTCGTTGATCGGAACCTTGAGGTTCGAGAAATTGGCGAAGGATGCCGCCGCCAGATCATCGACCGACGCCTTGTACGCTGTCGCGACCCGACCGATCGGGCCGATCATCTGCACGGCCTGCTGCGGCGTCATGCCAAAGCCCGCGAGCGTGTCGACGCCGGCGCGCATATTCTCCGGCAACTGCCGCGCAGCGCGCGCTGCAGCCAGGATGTTCCGCTGAAGCTCTGCCGTCTCTTTCTGCGAAAGCTCTGCCTTGAGAGCGATATCGGTCATGCCGGACTGGAAATCGCCGATCCCTTTGACCGCGAGTATGGCCGGGGCAAGCATCATGGCGCCGCCAATCATTTGCTGCTGCCCAGATGAGCGCAGGGCAGCGCCGCGCGCTTGCATGCGCTCGACCTGATTGCTGATGCGCAGCAGGCGCACCTGCTCCTGCATCTCGCGGTTTGTCCGCGCGATCTGGGCTTGCAGATCGGCCTCCTGCGCGAACAGCCCGGTCACATTGCCGCTGGTGCCCGCGATCTGAGCGCGAACACCGGTCAGCTCGCGCTCAAGATCGCGGGCATGGCGTTTCATGCCGGCCAGCTTCTCGCCGCCGGTCTGCGCCAGGCCGACGATGCCTTTGAGCGAACCGGAGAGGCGGTCCACCGTGGCGAAGCTGACGACCAGGCGCAGAAGGTTGCTCATGGGATTACCCCTTTCCCGGCGCGTTCATCTGGTTCCACGTCCGCACGGCGGCGTTGCGCCAATAGACCAGCTCTTCGAGGCTGAGCGGGTCCATCTGCTCGGGCGTCCAATGGAAGATGGCGGCAATGTCGGCCATCAGATCCCCAACGATTCCTCGATCCGCTGGCGCTGCGCGGGTGTCAGAAAAAAACCGAAGATGACATTCCCGAATGCGGCCAGATCCTCGACCTCAAGATTGGCCACTTCCGGCTCGGTGAGCGGCGGCATCGTGATCCGCGGAATGACGGTGATGAGGGACTGCACGTCGCTCTGGCCGAGGGCCTGCAGCGAGATCCCGCGCAGCTCGCCCGCCTTGGGCTTGCGCAGATCCACGCGCCGGATCTCCGTATCGCCGCGCTTGATGGGATTTTCGAGAATGACGTGCGGCACGGCGGGCGTAGCGCCGTCGCCGGAAGTGGCGTGATCGGACATTGCGGATGCTCCCTGATGCGGATGGTCAGTGTCTTCGCCCCGCCGTGCCATCCGCATTACTCACGGCGGGGCGAAGCTGGTCAGATCCCGAGGATGGCGCGCAGTTCGGCGTGGCGGTCGATGCCGCCGACGCGGCAGATCAGGTTTGGAATGTCGATCTCGACGAGCACGGTGCCATCGACGGTCAGCTTGTAATAGCTGGCGGCCGTCTTCACCGTTTCTTCGGTCTGGGTGCCGGGCTTGGCGTTCCCCGGCTCGATCGACTGATGCCGGCCGCGCACGACGATCTCGACGGCCTTCATCTGTGCCGTGCCATCATCCTGATAGGCGCCGACCCAGCGGATCAGCTCGGCATCGTGGGTGGCGGCGGCAAAGCCCGTGTAGATCGAGGAGATATGGCCGCCAGCCTTCCACTCGAACTCGATAGGCTCCTGCCCCAGGTCGATCTGGATTTCGCCGTCCATACCGCCGCCCCGATAGCCTTCGAATTTGCGGGCAAGGCTGGGCAAGGTGACTTCGGAGATCTGCCCCACATAGCTGGTGCCGTTGTGGAACTGGTTCATGTTCTTGAGAGTGGCGGGAAGGCCCATGGCTCAGTCCTTTCTGGTCGGAAAATCGGGCGCGTCAGCCGAGCTGGTCGGCGATGCTGGCGTAGAATTTATCGGTGATGCGCTGGTTCAGAAGGATCGCCTCGGCCGGCGCGCAGGCCGTGTATTCATAGTCGATGGTGATGCTGCCAGCAGCGAGTGAGGCGGCCGGATTGGCATCGGCATCGAACCAGCAGCGCGCGCCCACGATCCTGCCCTGCGATACGAGCGTGCGGAACCGCCCGTTCACCGTCTCAACGATATCCTTGACCAGGCTGGCCGTGATCGGCTTGTCGATGGCCCAGAGCAGACCATTGGCGATCTCGTCCATAAGCACCTGCGCCGTGCGCACGACGCTCTCGAAGGCAAAGAGCGGTTCGCTCGCCATGGTGCGGTTGCCCCAGAAGCGAAAGCCGTTCGCCCGAATCAAGGTCGTGACGTTTTTGTCATTGAGTAGGCCGGCCGAGGACGCACCGCCGAGCAGATCGAAATCGACCGGCGTTGCGATTCCGGTCACGCCGTTGATGGGCATGTTGGACAGCGTCTTGTGCCAGCCTGTCTCGCTGTCGATCCTGGCGCGCAGGCCAAGGGCGCGGGCGACGGCGCTTCCGGTCCAGTCCGTGAACTCGGGCCAGATGAGCATCAGCTCGCGCTGGCCGAAATCCCCGGCGAAATCGCTCACCTCGGTCAAATCGTCGCCACTGGCCGCCGCATAGGCGAAGCCGCGCAGCTTCTGCGCCACAGCCACCAGATCGTTGATGACCTCAGCCGTATCGAGGCCGGGTGCCCCCAGGATGCGCGGCCGGATGCCAAGCGTGCTTTCGGCCTGCAGCAGCTTCGCGACCCCGGCCTTTGTGTTGGTCTCGGTCGCCTCGGCATCGACGCCCGTTTCAACCCGCACCACCACCACGATCGGGCTGCACTGATCGGCGATGGCATCGAGCGCCTTGGCGAGCGTGCCGGCCACGCCAGCCTTGGCGATCGCCGCCGTCACATTCGTCACGAGGACGGGCGTGTTGACCGGGAACGTCGTCACGTCCGCGTCGCTTGCCGTGGCCACCAGGCCGATGATTGCGGTGGAAGCGGCGGCCACAGCGCGCGCGCCGGTATTGATCTCGTTGACCTTGATGCCGTGAATGATGGCCATGGTTCGTCCTTTCCTAGAACGCGATGGAGAGATTGAGCGGCGCGCCACCGGGGAGGTCGAGCCGGGTGCCCTCGATCAGGAGGGTCAGCTTGCCGGCAGCGTCGCCGCCACCGACGACGATGCGCGAGAGCTTTACGCGCGGTTCCCAGCGGGCGATGGCGCCCGCGCTTGCCGCTGCGATGAGCTGGCGCGTGACGGCATTCAGCGGCGCGTCGATCAGCTCGAACAGCCGCGATCCATAGTCGCGCCGCATGACGCGCGTGGATATGGGCGTGGTCAGGATGTCCCAGATCGACTGCGCGATATGCTCGACGCCATCGATCCGCTTGCCGGTAGCGCGCTCCATCCCGCTCATGCGGGTGCTCCGGAGAGCGCGCTGCCGGCCTGCACGCCGCTATGCTTGTGGCCTTTGAGGCTCTTGCCCCCGCCGATCACATCATCGCTTGCCGTGACCGTCTCGCTCACGTCGACCTTGCCTGTGACGGTCACGTTCCCCGTGATCGCGACGCCCTCGGGTGCATTGATGGTGAGCTTGCCGCCGGCGAGCGTTATGGCCAGCACATGGCCCTCGGGATCATAATCGATCGTCGAGCCGTCCGGCATCAGGATCCGTGCCCGGCCGTCGCTGGCCGGTGCCGGGAACGCATTGGAGTAGAGGCCGCGCAGGGCGACGCCATGGGCGATGTCGCCCTCGGGGCACAGCAAAAGGATCTGCTCGCCGACCGTGGGCGGGCACCAGGTACGGAAGCCGCCGGCCAGCTCAAGCCAGGGCACGGACGGCGAGACGATGTCGCCGAGCTTTGCGGTGAGCGTGGCGTCGGCAAGGCCGACCGTCTCGACCACGCCGATGCGGATCAAGTCGCCAAGGAGGCCGGGCATGTCTTCGGTCTGCGCCATGAAAGACTGCATCCACCGCCGGTGGATGCAGAGCTACCCTAAGGGCTTGTGGGATCGGTTCTCACAAGAGAGGCGGTAGCGACGGGGACGGGCGCCAGTCTAATGTCGCGTCCGCTCGCAAGCAGCAAGAAGTTGAAGCTATTATTTCGAACCCGACTTTTGTGGCGCGGTGCTTTCGTTATATTGACGCAAATGCGTCATTTGGCTCTTTCAGCGATCGTCGCGGTTCTTGCTTCTTGTTCGGGCGCCAGTGGCCCATCCAGCGATGTAGCTCGTAACGGCTGCGGCGACCTTACAGCGGGATTTCATCATGCCAATGATGAGGCGTTCTGGAGCGAGCGCCCGACGGGCATCGAGCCTCCTTACGTCAACGCCCTCAGAATTGATGGTTCGGGTCGGTTTCTATGGGGTGATAATGCTGCGGCAATTTCGGAAGCTAAACTTGACGAATATCTAGGGCAAACTGCATCGTTCCCCATCGCGGTTTATGTGGCTCTCGATTTCCATCCCGATACCCCGTGCACCGCTATCAACAAGGCACGAACGCTCATGAACCGGCATCTATCGTGTGCCGAGAGCGGACTTTGCCTGCAGGGCGATTACCGTGCCTGGATCGAAAGCAATAACCGCTAGGCGGGGGAAACCACCCCGGCGGCGATCTTGGCGGGATAACCCCGAGCGACTTCTTCAACGCGCGTCTTAGTCGCAGCGCGGTCATAGCTGCTGTCATCCTTCAGCACTGCTCGCACATTGCGCTGATACTTTGCGCCGTCGATCGTCAGGGTCACGGGCACTTCGTTGGTGTCGGCGTTGAAGGCGCCAATGCTGATTTTCATGAGGTCTTCCTTTCGAGATTGCGGGGTCAGACGCCCTTGGTCTGGACGTGGACGCGCACGTAGCGATCGTCCGCGTTCCAGAACTGGATCGCGTAGGGTTGGCCGGCACCATTGTAGAGGGTCTGATACCAGTCGGTGGCGTGCTGGCTGACCGTTTGGTTAGCAGGCCAGTATGCCGAAATGACGGGGTTCACCCAGCTCGAATGGCCGACCGGCAAGTTGTAGGTGCCGATGCTGTCCGGCCCGATGGTGATGAAACCCCACGTCTCCTTGAGGCCGTCCGCTGTCACGCGATAGCCGCCATTCTCGACGATGTAGCTCGCGGTCACTTCAAGAAAGGCGTTCGCATGCTTGCCATCGAGCGTATCAGCATCGAGGCCGGACCCCGCGCCATCGTTGGTCGAGGTCCAGACATAGCCGCCATTCACATAGAGCGGCGCGTTCACGAGATTGTAGGTCGATCCGCTGTAATGCAGATATCGGTTGCCGCCGTTCCCGAACCAGACCACGCCTTCGACGCCGCCGGCTCGGGAGGTCGTAATATCGCCATTGGCTGCAATACGGCTGACGGCGTTCCCATCGCTCGCCTCGACATTGCCGGTCGACTGAATCGACCCCGCTGTCCAAATATTGCCACCGGTTGAGATCGTGACCCGATTAACGCCGCCATACTGAAACGACCAGCCCTGCGGGCCGCCGCCGATGAATGTGACATCCGCGAAGTAGAAGCGCGCAATGCCGTCGGTCGAATAGACCCATGCGCCCGCATTAGCGCGCAGGAAGCCGCTCGAATTGATCCCGTCCAGCAGATCGGCATCGAGGCCGGAGCCGGACCCGTCCACGGTGGCGAGCTTGGCGAGGATATCGGCCGCCGTGTAGAGCGAGGCATTGAGCGGCGTGTAGCCCAGGCGCGCAACGATGTTGGTGAAATAGTTGCTATCCTGACCATCGAGCAGATCCGCATCGAGGCCCGAGCCGGCGCCATCATTGCCCGCATGCCAGACCATATTGCCCCGGATCGTGACGGACAGGCTCGCCAGTTCGAGCGTGTCGAGATTGCCGCCGCCCGAGACGCCGATTTTCAGGCTCTTATAGCCCGCAAGATTGGGCCGCAGGATCTGGGCAGTGCTCCCATTGGTGCGGCTGAGAAACAGATCGCCACTGCTGATCTCGATCGACGGCGCGGCCACGGTGCCGGTGAAGGTATCGCCGGCCTTGTTCGCGGGCGTGTAGCCCAGGCGCGCGGGGATATTGCCGTAATAGCTCCCGTGCTGCCCATCGAGCAGATCGGCATCGAGGCCCGAGCCGGACCCGTCATTGCTGGCTCGCCAGACATCGCCGAAGGTAACTGCTGCCCAGGTTGCAAGGCCCATCATGAGCTTCTTGGGTGTGACGATCCGCTGATCATCCGCGCCGGCATCCGTCTCGGCTTGCGTGGCGATCTCGGCAACGCCTTTCACCGTCTCGGATGCGGGCGGATTGATGAACTCCAGATCGCCGAAGGTGAGGCTTGCTGCCGCGATATCGGCGAATTTGATATCGCACTGGAGCAAGGCGATGGAGCTGGCCGTTTTCTCGACGATGGCGCCGGCCTGGCCGTACAGAGCGAAGAGCGTGCCATCGGCGAGATAGAGCGCAAAGCTGCGCATCGTGAAGGCGTCGGCGCTATCGTCCCGCGCGATCAGGTGGATCGTATCGGGCGCCACCGTCCCCCCGCCCGCCGCCGCGACCCGCTTGAACTCGCCGGCCAGCGCTGTCGCTGTAGGCACCGCCGCAACAGCCGTCGCCGACAGGCCGACTTGCGTGATCGTGAGGGGCGCCGTGCCGGTGCCTTCTGCATTGACGACTGCGTCGCGGCCGGCGTTGGTGACGGTAAGCGTAAGCGCCATGCTGCAGGTCTCCTTAGGCCGCCATGTCGAGCCGGGCGGACACCACGGCACGGGCGTAGGGTGCGATGCCGATCGCGCCGGCGGCGGCGATGGCGAGCGTGAAATCGAAGGGTCGGCTCAGCGGCTTGGCGCGCTCGACCTGCCTGATCGTGGCATCGACATAGGCCGCGCCTGGCGCCGCACCGTTGACCTCGGACAGGGCGAGGATGAGCGAGAATGTGCCCGGCTCACCCATCGGCTCGGTTTCCCACCATTCGCGGATGGAAATGGAACCACCCAGCGCCGCGACGGCGGCACGCACGGCCGCGAGCGTGCCTTTACGGCGATGCACGGCAATCGCGCTGGCGATCACCTGCCGCCGCACGGAGACCGGCCAGCTCGCATCCCACTCATCGACCGAGAGCGCCCAGGCGAGCCATGGCAGGTGGCGCTCTGGGCAGCTCTGCGGGGACCAAACCTCGCGCAGCGGCACGGGCACCGCCTGTCCCATCACCGCCGCTTCAAGGGCCAGTTCAAGCGCCGAGGCGTTGGGTGGCAGCAAGCTCATTCGTCCGTGCCGCCATTGGTGAGGGCGATGCCAGTGCAGTGCGCGGCCTCGCTCGGATCGATGACGATATCGGCCGCCGGCTCGACCAGAACGACATTCTGGACGCCCGCCACATGAAGGGCTGCGAACAGGCCCGAGCGCGTCACATCGAAGCCAAGGCGCTTGTGGGACTGAACATAAGCCTCGGCCCGGGCCTGCGCTTCGGCCAGCACGACGACAGGGTCCGGCCCCGCATAGGTCTTGATCGTCGCCTGCACGGCATATTGGACGATGCTGGCCGATTGCACGGTCACCCGGTCGGCCACCGGCCGCACCGTCTCATCGGAGAGCGCCGCCGTGACGGCCGCGAGCAGCTCGGGCGCCGCCGTGCCATCGCCGACGCGCGAGAGCACATAGACGGTCACTTCGGCGGGCGCAGGCGACGCGGCCGAGGCGTCAAGGACATCCCCATCAGCGCTTAGCGCATGGGCAATGTACGCACCGCTCGGCCCGGCCACCGACATCGCCTCAGGCGCGAAGATGATGCGCCGGCGGAAATCCTCATCGCCTTCCATCACGGCCGGCGTGTCCGCCTCGGGATCCGCCGGCACCAGCTCCAGTCGCGGAACCCCGAAAAGGGCGCCGAGATGATCGAGGTCCGGTCCCTTGGCATAGGCTACCATGACCGCGCGGGCAGCGTCGTTCACATGCTGGCGGATCAGCAATTCGCGGTAGGCCGCGACCTGCAGGATCTTCACCGCCGGGTCGCTCTCAAGGCTGGCGTCGAAGTCCGGCATCACGGCCAGTAGCGAGGCGGTCATCGCGCCAAAGATCGCCTCATAGCTGAGCTGCTCGACCACGGCGGGCGCCGGCAGGCGCGATAGGTCGATGGCTGAGAAGGTCGCGTCCGTCATGGTCGGAGCAATGCCCAGCGCTCACATCTTTGCACCCGCGCGCTCTTGTGAGGACCGTTCTCACAATCGGCCCAAATGGCGCCCGCGCCCTGCCCGACCGAAGGTTGCTGCAGACCGATCTCATAGGGGCGTGCATCAATGGCGAAGGCCTATATCACCCGTTACAGCACCAATTCGCTGAACTGGCAGCGGCTTTCTTCCGGCCAGGCGCTGTCGGTGCTTGGCCATCAGGACGGCGACGGGATCGCCCTTGACCTTGCAGACGGCGAGCAGGCCGAGACCGAGGCGTTTGACGGCCCGTGCCTCTGCCGCATCGTCATCGTGAGCGGCGACGCGCAGGTGCGCATCGCAAAGGATGCCGATGCCGACACCGGCGAGTTGTGGCTCGATGGCACGACCGATCAGCGATACGTCCGAAAGGGCGAGCGCGTCGCGATCAAGAGGGCCGCGTGATGCTGGGCGGCTTTGGTGGCGGCTCGCGCGCGAACCTGACACGCGCACCCAAGCCCTTCACGGCGAAAGTGCCGTCCAAGGCAGGTGTCGTGTTCACTCTGCCGATGATGGGGCTGCTGTCTCCTGTCACCTTCACGAAGACGACCGGGCCGGCCAATCTTACCGTTCTCTCCGGCGGCGCCTCGACCGGCGCGATCGTGGCATCGCTTCCGATCGCGGTAGACGAAACACAGGAAATTGGCGGCTATGCCTTCGGGGCAGATGGGTGCCGCAAGCCGTGGTCCGCCTCGCTGACGGCTGTCACCCCGACGCCCACGCCAACACCGACCCCCGCGCTGGATGCCCCGACCGTGTACCCCCTCACCGTCGTCGAGGCTCTGGCGCCAGGTACTGAGATCGCGACCATCACCGGGCAGTCAGGAAACAGCTACACTCTGGCCGATGACGCCGGCGGGCGCCTCGCGATTGCAAGCGGTAGCAAGATCGTCGCCGGATTGACGCCTATCGCTCATGCGGACACGGCGTCGCTTTCATTCCAGATCGCAACCGCCAACGCAGGCACAAACCCGACCAGTCGGTCGGACGCGTTCACCATGACGGTGCAGGAAGCGGTCCAGATCGACCGGGTGGACCTGCGTTACAACACTGCAAACAGCCGCTGGGAAGTCGCAAAAGCCAGTGCGTTCCCCGGTGCGACATGGTCGTGGGAAGCGGAGGACGCCGGGGTACTTTCCGGTCAGACCCTGATCACTCTGGCATTTGCCGATGCGCCGGCGGGCCAGCGCGTGCGCGCTATCGCCACGGTGGGCACCGAGCAGAACGTCAGCAATTGGGCCATGGCGCCCAAAAATGAAGTGCTGCACGACATCAATCCAGCGGCGCTGCCAGAGGGCACGGACATCCTCAGTCTCGGCTTCACGTCAGGCGGCGGCACGCAGACCGGCAAGGTCAAAACTCGCAGTGGCAAGTTTGCGGTCGAAAGCGCCATCACGGCCGGCGGCGAGTACGGCCCGAACATGATCTTCAACGCGGGCGTCTCCAGCTACCGTCTGGAGGTCGAGACCTTCGTCGCCGCGGTGCCGCAGAATAACTACGACGCCAGCCGCCTCATCGGCACGCAGGTCAGTTCCAGCGGCAGTTACTCGCTCCGCGTCGACATCCGGGAGACAAACGCCTCCATGGACAAGCGCGCGCCATGGCCGCCGACCCAGTTGAGCGACTGGGCCGGAGGTAGCAACCCTGCCGGCACCATGTTTGCTATTGAGAACGTGTGGAGCGAAGGCAATCTGTACGCGAAGCTCTTCAAGAGATTGCCGGGCGAGAGCGCCAGTTGGATCCGCCTCGATACGGCGGGGGCTCAGGGCATAAATGTGAACGCGACCGGTTCGGCATTGCCCGAGAGCACCAGCTTCGCCCTCTTCTTCCCTAACAACACGGGCACGGCTAATCCGAGCTTCCCGATAACCGCGTACGGTCGAGTGCGTGTCCTCGCAGTGGACGTAAACGCCCCCGCAATTGGTTCTATCGACTGGAACGAACCGGTGGCTGGTCAGCCGATGTCTTTTACTCTGACCGGCGCGTGCCCTGCCGGAGAGGCGAATTGCGAGATTGTGCTGCGACTTGCCGATGGCGCGGAGATTCTGCCGCCGCAGACCGTGGCCGTGGTGGGGGGCGTCGTCACCGCTACCATCGAATACCCGACGCAGCACACATCCTTCGTCGTCAGGCTGCGCAGGGCGAGCAATGTGAACAGCTTCGCTGAGTGGACAGTCGGCGAAGTTGTTACATTTGAAGCCATCGAACCTCATGTGTTCGGCGTCAACTCCTCTCCGACCAGTGCCGGCAACCCGGTCGATATCGTCAAAGACCGCGGTCGGATCGTCTCCTGGCGCTACCAGAACCTGACCAACGGTTCTCAGTATTATATCCCGGATGAGGACTTCAACGCCGATGGCTGGCCGGCCGTGCAGCCTCCACCGGGGCACGCCATTTCTGCCATCATCTTCGAGGGAGCCAACCCCGGCGGACGCAGCGGCGCGTGGGATTTAGCTACCAACGCGGACGCCACCATCTCGGTCAACACTTCGGAGAACATCACAGCGTCCAACATCACGGCTCGCGGCGCCCGTTTCACACAGAATAGCGCCACGGCACTGACAAACCTCTGGGTGCGTTTCGCCAACGTCACCGTTCCCGCTGGCGGCTTCCAACTGTCTATTCTGCCGGTGCTCGCCCCAGGAGAGGAGCACGACCCGTCCGAACTCATGACCCCGCAAGTCGCCGCCATCTGGCACGTCGACAATTTTGGAGGCGTCGAGGGGAACATGTGGTGGCGCAACATGAAGGTCACATTGGCGGAGTCAGTCGACCCGAAGCGGCCATATTTCGCAGGCACCAAAGAGTTCGGCGTAGCCGTCTGCAAGCAGACAAAAGGCAGTCTCTTCTGGACCTTCCCCTATGACGAGGTCGCTAACCACCTTGAGACCAAGGTCGCCAACGATCTCACATACTTCCTCGCCCACGCGCCCACCTATTCTCGCTCAGCCGGCGAGGTCGCCAACGAGGTCTGGAATTACATCACCTACAACAAGCAATGGTGGACGATGGCGGTCGCCGGCGCCAACCGCGGCTTCCTTCCAGGCGTCGCGGTGCCGTCCGGCGGCTCAATCACGCTTGAGGTTTACACAGACTGGAATCCCACCGGCGGCGTCATCTCCGGCGGCAAGGACGAGAATGGCAACGTAACGCCGGGCAAGACACGACGGGTGTTCAATCCCGGCGAGGTCATCCTGTGCGGCTCCAGCAATTATCAGGCCGTCGTCAAAAAGGTCGTTGCCTCCTCGCCCGTACCCATTGGAACCGACGTATGGGAGGCCAGCGACGCAAACTTCCAGACGCTGGGGCTGTTTGACTCGATCAACACGTCGGCTCGCCGGGAGCAGAGTTATCAGCAGATGCGGCTCGGAAACCTCGGCCATGAAATCCTTGGGAACCGCTTCACCAGCGTCCTTGGCACCTTCCTCGGCGACCAGCCTAATCAGGTGGCGAGCTATCTTCTCTGGAACGACAGTTGGCAGGGCATCGATTACTTCTCGCCCTCGTTTTATGCGGGCGAAGCTCAGGATTACACGACGACTGCTTGGGCACAGCAGCACACCTCGAACTTCGCCAACTTCAAGACCAACTTCCACAGCCGCTTCCGTACCACGGCGGCCACGACGGTCGACAAGCTGAAGCTCCTGAAGCACGGCACGCGCCGTATCATGCTCGCCAACGGCGTGCCGGCCGAACTCTGCCCTAAGATGGGCTTCCTGTACGAGGGCTTTGACCACAACACCTTTATCAAGGTGCCGAGCGCCCAACAGGCAGGCTTGAAGGCGGCGGTCTCCGCCTGCCTTGCGAGCCCGGAGGACAAGGCCGAAGCGGCCATCTTCAACGGCCGCCTTCGCGATGAAGTAGGCGGCGTCATGTGCTATTTCGCCGACGTCGAGAAGGTCACCTACAATAGCTGGATCGAGCAGATGCAGTGGTTCGGTATGCGCCAGTACAGCCTGCCCGGCCCTCTCAACAACAACGACGCCGACGAACAGCGTTACCTGGCGTTGCTCAACCACTTCGGTGCCGTATGACGACGAAGCGCGCCACCGAGCAAGCCGAAGCCGGCAATCATCATGGCCCATGTGGCAGGCTCAGGCACAGCTTGCCGCTGCGCCTCGACCGAGACCCAGCCCGAGGCGAGATACGGATCGGCGATGTCGACAGTTTCGACCGTCAGACCCGTCAGTTGCGCCTGGCCGTAGATCCAGGTCACGCTACCCCTGACAAAGTCGTCCGAGGTGGTGCGAGGCGCGGCGACGCCGTCAGAGAATGTCAGCGACATCGACGGCCCGCCGAATTCTTGCGGGTTGGCCAGAAAGGTCATCTGCGTGTCAGTGACTGTGCACTGGAATCGCAGCCAACATCCCATCTCGCCAGTCGGAAAATAGGCTGTCGCAGTCACATATGCCGGCGTCCAGTCGGGCGCGTTCTCGTAAAGAATGCCCGTGCCGGTCGCCGTGTATTTGATGAACGTGACCGCCTGTGCAGGCAAGGCAGCTGCGGCCAGAGCGGCCGCCAGAAAAAGCTTCAACATCAATCACCTCCCACAATGGTGGGCTGGCTAACAGCACGCGCGACCGAGTCGCGCAAAATCCCGAAATGGCACAGGTGGAACAGTTTATGAGCGGGCCGATGTTGTCTGAAAAACTCGATCAACTGATCGGTGAAGTGCGCGGGATGCGCGAAACGATGGGTGGCCTCTCCAATCGGATGGTCGTCGTCGAGCAGGAGACCAAGAGCACCAAGGAGATCGTGGAAGCCTGGAGCGCCGCGAAGACCTGGCTGCGCTGGTTCAAGTGGATCGTCGGGCTGGTCGCATCTCTGGGCGCGATCTTCGCCGCCTATAAGGGCCTGGCGAAATGAGCTGGCAGCAACAGGCCCTCCGCTGGGGCACGCCGGCCGTCGTGGCGATCATCTCCGGCATTTTCGCAATCGAGGGCGGATTTGTCGACCATCCGTCCGATCCGGGGGGCGCGACCAACCATGGCGTGACGGAACAGGTCGCCCGCAAGCATGGCTATCAGGGCGATATACAGGCGCTGCCGCAGGACGAGGCGGCCCGCATCTACCATGTCGATTACATCGTAAAGCCGGGCTTCGCGCCGCTGGTGGAGCTGTCCCGGCCAGTCGCCGAAGAGATCATCGACAGTGGCGTGAACGCGGGGCCGGCGCAGCCCTCGCGATGGCTGCAGACGGCGCTAAACTCGTTGAATCGGCGCGGAGCTGATTATCCGAACATCGCGGTCGACGGGCAAGTCGGGCCGGGCACGATTGCTGCCTATCGCAATCTCCAGCGGCGACGCGGGGCGGCAGCAGCGTGTGAGATGGTGGTGAAGCTGCTCGATGCCCAGCAGGCCGCCCACTATCTGCGCCTGGCCTCCAACGACAATGCCTATGAAGATTTCATGCCGGGCTGGACCATCAACCGGATCGGCAATGTCGATTTCAGAGAATGCCGGTCGTGAGCGCGCTTCTGGCGAAGGCGCGCGACATGCTCGCCGGCTCGCGCCTGGTGCCGCTCGCGCTGATCGTGATCGTCGCGGTGCTGGCGACGCTCACCATAGCCAAATGCACGGGCGGAAAAGACCGGACGGCCGCGCAGGCGCAGCAGACGACGCGGTCGGCCGAGGCCATCGCCAACGCGGCGCAAGCCGCCATCGATCAGATCGGCAACCAGGCGGCGACAGAGCGCGCCATCGAGACCGCAATTGGCCAGGCACAGGGGGAAATTTCCAATGCGCAAACCGTCAATGATATTCGCGATCATGTGCTTGATCGGCTGTGTGCGAAGCCATCCCATCGTGGAGACCCCGCCTGCGCGCTGTGGCGACCTCATCCCTAAAGCCTATGATGCGCCTGTGGCGGCCGCCCCGGTGCCTATCACGCCGGATTACAGCGCCTGGTTGGGCAAACCCTTTACGGACAGCATGGGCGTTGCTTTGGTCGCGCCGTGGGCGTCGGCCTATGTTGCAGCGGACGGGAAGCAGGAAATCGTGCAGGAGCGACTGGCGACGGTGATAGCGATCATTCGGAATTGTGAAGCGATGGTGAATGCAGCGCGCCCGAGGTAACAGCTTTGGCGTCGCGAGCCTTACGTCACGGTGTAGCAAGCGGCGCATAATGTCCTTCGGGGTTGCCTGCCGGTGGACTACGATCTAAGGGGCGCCCGCCTTAATGCTGTCGAATATCGAAATATCGCGAGGAAAAACCTTTGAGCAAAGCCGCCGCGGATAATCGACCAGAGGCTATGGCGAAAGCCTCCCTCCTTGATTTTCTCCGTTCGGCAGGGTTGCTCACCCCCAAGGCAGTGGCAACGGCCGAACTCATTTTCGACAAGCATAGCGTGCGAGCTGACGTCGTGATGTGCGACCACACTGACATCCACTGTTTTGAGATAAAAACGGAGCGCGACACCCTCACCCGCTTGGATCGCCAGCTGGAAGTCTACAACCGCCATGCGGACTTCGTTACTGTCGTAGCTGCAACAAAGCACATTAACACGATCTTGTCGCGGGTCAGCTCTCACGTCGGAATCTATGAAATGGTGGGATTCAGGTGCCGGAATCCGATCCGCGTCGTCAGGGAACCGGAACCTTCCCCGTATCGGCATGTCGATGCGATGCTATCCATGCTTCCTGTAACTGAGCTTCAAGCTCGCTTTCAGTTAATCGGCCGGCTCAACCGCCAGGACGCGATTGCGAAAGCAGTCGAACTGCCTGATGCCGTGAAAAAACAGGCTGTCCTCGCATTCCTCGCGGAGCGATATGGACCAAATAGCCGTGCTTTGCTGCGGGCCACAAGGCGCCGGAGGATCCAGGCTGACGATCTTTCAATTCTCAGGCGTTGGAACCAGGCCGACAGGACGGTCGAGATCAAGAACGTTTTCCCCATCTCCGGCGGTATGCGGCAAATATGCGAGGATACCGAAGTATACACCCACGTCGGCCAAAGCTTTGGCCCTGTCCCCGCTGAATTGAGGGCGTTGCTCGCCGGTTAATCGACCCACGGCTCGTCGGTCGACAGTGATGCGTTCCCGAATTGCGCCTGAACATGCATGTGGATGTTCATCCTGATCGTCGTCCATTTGCCCGGCGCGCCCAAACCTTTCATGTGTCCGTTAGCAGCCTCCCTAATTCGCTGCGCTCCCCAACAGAGATTGCCGTCATCCCATTTTGCGTCGGCACGCACGCGACGGGCTGCGTCTTGGAATCCCTCCCGCCGCCGATGATAAATCCATTCGCCAGGGGTTGGATAATCGACGCGTGGGACCCCTCGAAACGCTGGCAAACGTTCAGATGCGAATATCGCAGCATGGTCGCCATAGTTCAGGTCAATGCCGGACGTGACGAGAGGAGGACTAGTCTTCAACATCTCGTAAAGCTGCCGCTCTCGGATTGCGAGGCAGGCATACTCCTCGCCGATCGACGTGAACTCGCTCGGGAAGCTCGAGGCTATGAATACATGGGTCCGAGACCCACCAGAGATTTGCATGTTTGAGGAAAGAATTGCGCTTTGGGTGGCGATGCCAATCGAGGTTAGGTCGTCGCGGTTCCCGATCTGCTCAAAATCGTAAATCATCAGGATGTGAGTTTGGCCTAAGAAGAAATTCGTTAGGCCGGCAGCTTGTGTTAGGTTCCAACCTTGCGACCGCCGAAACCGAAAAATCAGCCCTCGGTTCAGAGAGGCGAGCTGCTGAACCTGACTTCTGAGGATCGCAGCGTCATCGGTCCACTGCACTACTGGAATGCGTCTCTCATCACTCGCTATAAATGAGCACCACGCTTGATATCCGTTTACCGGATTATGAAGCGCTGAGACTTCTGAGCGTCCTAATGCCGCCCAATCGGCGCGATCTTGGGTTTTGTAAATCTTGTCAGAGGGAGGGAGTGGCTGGGCGAGGTCGATACCGACAGGGCGACTTCCGTACGCGGCCTCAATATGATCGGTCGATCTCACAATTGGCCCGCCTTCGCCCTTCTTCGGGTGCGGCCATGCCTGAATGCGAACAATCGGAAAAAGGGAATCCTTAATGGGCTCAGCCAACCGAAGGAGGGCTTCCGCTTCACTCTGACGAATAGTCAGGCTTGGGAAATATTTGGATATCAACAAATGGCGCCCCCTCCCAGACCTCGCATTGTTAGGTCAAGACCCCCAAGCGTATGTTCATAGCTGCCGGCGACACTTGAAGAGCCTCAGCTAATTTTTCAACATCCCGCTCACCTTCCCGCATGATCTGAGTAATGAGGTGCCAAGGCATCAGTATCTCGGCGGCAAGAGCATTTGCCTCCCACTCGCGCCGTTCCGATAGGCCGCTACGGTAAAAGGTATCGTCCACGAGTTCATTCCCAATGACGTCGCGATGCAGCACGTAATGCGCGATTTCATGAGCAATTGTAAAGCGTTGCCGGTTACGGTGTTCGTGCCGATTGACTCTGATCGTCCAGCTCTTGCGGTCATTTTTGTCGAGCACGAGCATGCCAGACACGGCGAGCGGCAAATCGCTGATGACGACCTTGACACCCAAATCGTTGGCAATGGCTCCCAATTTGACCGGTGCCTCACCCTGATGACGCGCGATCGCTTCCGCAGCGTACGGAGGCAACTGAGGGATGCTTAGTCGCGCCATTCTTCGTCTCGCATCTGATGTTCCGGGGCAGAGTCGGACGTTACAATAGAAGCGCGCAAGGCGTCCTGCACCGCGTCGCGCGCGCGAGTTTCCATACCGGCGGCAATGGCTGCGTCGACCTGCTCCTTAAATTTCTCCGAACCGAAGTAGTTATCACTTCCTGTTTTCGAGGTTTCTACCGCCAACTGTTCTGCAATCCCGCGCAGGGTCTGGAACCCCCAGATCGCGGCGACAGCCACAATAAAGCCTATAAACGTCACGATGAGCGAGACTACAGTCAGCAGGATCGCAATGAGATCCTTATATTCCCAGTCACCAGGACGGATGAGCGCTGCGCCCTGCGCATCCAAAAGTAGTACCAACAGGACGAACATCGCAATGTTCGCAACTAGTATCGCTCGCCTCGCCCACCGCATATCTTCTGATAGTTCGCGGAATTCCGATTGTCGATGCGCAATAACGCATCGCTCCTTTCATCGAGCACGGCTGGAAAGATCGCCAGATGCAGCGATTTGTTGCTCCGCTCAGATGATTTTACAGCATCGCCAATCATGTGCTTTTCGAGGGACTGCCTATGATCGCGCATCTCAAACCGATCAATTGATGATGATAGCCGGCGCGCATTCCACTGACTCAAACGCGCGTCGCCACGTCTGTGGTCGGGCCGCCCATCTTTTCGATAGCAGTCGTATCTTGGTGCTTGTTTGCAAGCAGGTCGATCACCGCTAATTTGCAACATCAAGAATATGTTCGGTGACTGCATCTAAGATCTCCGACCTGTCAGATGCGGCGAACCCAAACAGCTGGCGCATGGCATACTTCACCTCCGGTCCCTGCGCCGAGGGCTTATCGAACAGGCCGAGCTGGTGAATGCGCGCGACCGCCGCGACGCGGCCGGCGAAGCTCACCCATGCTTCCTGCGCGTTGGCGCTGGCGTTCATGAGGCCGCTGCGCCGAATCTTGCGGAACATGGCCCGTTGCCGGATCGACGGGCGCCTCATTTTGCCGGCTCCCGCGTTCTGCTCCCCGTCTGGCACGGGTAGCCAGCGGATGACCTTGCCATATTCGAAGCTGCGGATCCCGCCCGCGCGCACGTCGAAGCCGGTCATCAGCGGACCTTGGCGCGCCCAGCTGTGCATCAACACCACGCGCGGCTTGTCGCTCCCGCCCTCGGGATACAGAAATTTAACGGCATAGGCGCCGGGCGCGGGGTCTTTGGGGCGCTTGCGGGCTTCAAAGCGCGATCCATCAGGGTTGCGTTGCGCGCCGATCCGGCGCTGCTGGCTAATTCGCAACGTGCGGGCGACCTTGCGAAAGAGCGAGCGCCGTTCGGCGGGCCGCAACGACTGCAGGATCGCGCCTGCGAAGCTCTCCAGCTCGCCCAGGTCATGGGCGCCGATGTCAGCCATCAGGGCGCCGGGGTGCCGACGATGAGCGCGCCGCTCTGATCGAAGATGCGTTTGAGCAGCGTGGCCGGGTCGGACAGCGGCATGTCGTCGGCCGGCGGCTCTTCGCGCAGCGTCATCCTGTACCCGCCGCCGGGCTGCGGCAGCACATCGACCGCCTCCACGCTCGGCAGCGACACCGAAATATCGACGCGGCCATTGTCAAGGATATCGACCTCGAAAGCGATCTGCTGTTCCGCAATCTCGTGGTTTTGCAGGGCGGCAGGCTCATGACGACGAAGCCAGAGGATCAGCGGCAGGAAGAACTGCGCCGGCTCGCCGGGGAAGCCCAGCACGTCGATCGACAGGCGCGCGCGATACTCGAAACCGAGATTTTCAGGATGATAGCGCGCGACCAGGCGCCCGCCGGTGAGGTAGATTAACAGGGCTTCGGGATTGCGCTTCAGCTCGGGCAGCTGCTCGACCATGAAGGCGCGCAGGGCATCGGCTTTCGACATGGCTCAATCCCAAAGCTGGATGATGTCGCGATCCGGTCCGGACTCGCGCGTGACAATCGGAAGAGTGATTTCCTGCCCCTCGGCCAGCAATGCGCCGGCGCCGGCGACATCCCGATTCTCTTCCAGCACCTGCTCCACGGTGCCGGACCCTTCGCCGAGGACACGCCAGACCAGCGCGTCCAGCGTCTCGGCCTGCAGCGCCCTGGCCGTCATCGTGGCCATCAGATCAGCTCCACGGCGGTGCGCGAGGTGCCGAGGATCGCGCGAATGGCGTGGGTGCCGTTGCGACGATGATCGTCGGGCGTCAGCTCGACCTGATTGGCATCATTCACCCCGCTCGCCGTGGCAGAGACATCGCGGTGCGTCTCGATCAGGTCGGCGGTCGCCCAGGCATAGACCGCGCGCCGGAAAAGGCGGACAAGCCTCGGCTCGATGACGGCCGCCTGGCCTGCCCCAACCGTGATCTCGGTCGAGGGGATATGCGCCAGCGCCTCATGGCCCGCCGCGATCTGGGAATCGCGCCAGACGGAGAGATTGTCGTCGACGATGATCAGGCCGCCGACCAGCGCTTCGACGACGCGCGCGTCGGGGATCAGATTGCCACCGATGCGCATGGCATCGCGAAAGGCGTTGATGTCGATCGCAGGCCAGAACTCACCAAAGGCGATGACATGATCATCGGGGGTTGCCGGCGGCTGCGGTGAAGTCACGAAGCTCATGGCTCAATCCCGTCCATAAACAAGCGGGGGGTGGGGATCAGAACCAACCGGAGGCGCGTGGCCTCGCCTGGTTCTTCACCGCCCCCCGGCGCCGGGGCGCAAGCTCAATCCTTGGCGGTTTGGACCTTTGCGGTCAGCCGCTCGATATCCTTTTTCACGCCGCAGTTCTCATGCAGCCCGAGCGCCCGCTGGAAGGCCGCAAGCGCGCTCACCATGGCGTGCTGCTCGGCGCCGGCCGGCGCGGTCGCGTTGTCCTTTGCCGCCTCGGCCTCGCGCAGCAGCAGCTTGCCCCGCGCCTTGTAGAGCTTGGCGCGAACCTGATCCGGCATGTCCTTCTCGGACGTGAGATCGATGGTGCGATTCACGACATCGAGGTCAAAGGACTGGTCGATCTGACAGGCCTTGAGCGCCGCCTCGGCTACTTCCTCGGCGATAAGCGTCGGCGCCTGGCGCACGATGTTTTGCGGCAGAGCCAGATCGAAGTGCAGCACATGCTCAGCGAGATCGAGGCCGCGCGCAAAATCGCCGATGTCGAGGCGCCAGATCATCATGGTCGCGACGATCTCATCCTGCAGGGCCTGGCCGCTTTCCGTGGCAGCGAGCAGCGTTGCATCGACATGCGCGTCATAGGCCTCGATCAGCTCGGCCTTTTTTGCGATCTTGGCCTCGACCGACTGGATCTGGCGAAGGCTCGCGATGTCCGTCCCGAGGGCGGCGAGCAGCAGCTCATATTCTGTGGCGGCGGGGCCATCGGCCGGGCGCGCGGCGGCGAGGCCCACCGGCGCCTTGTTCGCCGCCTGGGCCGCGAGGACCGTCTGGCGGTGGACGGCGGCCAGGCTGGGCTTACCCTTGGCGGCCGGCGTCGCGGCAGTCAGGCCCGCCGTAAAATTCGGGGGCGGACTGACGCTGACCGGCTCGGCCGAGGGACTGGCGTCCGCTTGGCTCGCCTCGGCCGCCAGCTGGGCGGCGACGCGTTGACGGTGAAGGGAGGCAAAGCTGCGCTTGGCCATGTGCGGATGCTCCTTACTGGCGACGAGAGCGGGAGGTTAGACCGGTTGCCCGGTCAACATCGGCTCGGCGCAAAGCCCGAACCGCTGCTGTCCCTCCCCTTCTCGCGGGGGTTATTCTCAGTCTTCCTCGACCGCCTGAATGTTCTTGGCAGCGCACATGAAATCGAGATCCTCGATCACATAGGCGTCGTTGGACGAGCGGAAGTCCTCGACGCGGTTCTTCCTCGGATTTTCGATGATGTGGCGGCGCTGCTTGCCCTCCTGCTCGTAGATCGAGAGGTTGTCGAAGCGGGTGATCGCGATCGTGCCGGCGGGCATGAACGGGATGCGCGTCGCCGGCAGGCCGCCCAGGCGCTTGGTGGACATGATGACATCGCGGGCGAGCTGCTCGGTCGGGTCGATCGCCGCGTTGATCATCGGGAAATATTTGTCGTGCAGCAGGTCGCGCGAGACCATGACGACAAGCTCGGGATCCTCGGACGCCCAGGGCGGCAGCAGCGAATTGACCATGTCGTAGACCAGCGCGTCGAGCGTGGCATAGTCGCCGCCATCGCCATAGGTGACCTTGTTGGCTTCGGCGCCCTGCTTCATGAACTGCGCCGGCGCTTCCTCGTCCAGCTTCTTGAGCCAGCCCTTGTTGACGTCCTGCAGCATCGGGAAGTTGGCCTTGTTCGTCGTCGCCGCGACGCTCTCGCCGTTCCAACCGATGCGGATGTTGTCGAGACCGATGGCGATGGCGATCTGATTGGCGATGCGCTGCTGGAAGTCGTCGAACTTCGCCCACATGTCGAGCTTGGCATAGGTCAGATGGGTGTCGAAATTCGTCTGGAAGCACTCGAACCCGCGATTGTCGAGGCCGGACGGATCGGTCGTGGTGCGCTCACCATTGCCGCTCGTGTCGGTGCGTCCGGCGATCGGATTGCCGACCGAGAGGCCGATGATCTCGCCCTTCAGCTCGGGCACCGGCACGATGTTGATCTTGCCGAGGAAGCCGATTGATTCCTGGCGCTTGTCGATCAGGCGCTGCTGGACGCTCGGGTCGACCGAGAAGTTCTTGCTGGTGTCGTTCACGCCATGGATTTCGCCGATCCGGCCAAGATAGGCGTCGAATTTGAGGCGGGTTTCGTTACGCATTTTTGGCTCCGATGATCAATTTTCAGGCGCGGATTTTCAGGCGCGGATCGGGTGGATGTCAGAAGTCGGCGAGCAGCTCGCCGGTGCCGCCGCTGGCGGGTTCGCGCGAGCGGTAGGATTGGCTGGGGGTCTTCTCGATGGTGCTCGCCAGGGCGGCCTGATCCTCGGCCAGCTTGGCGACGCGGGCGTTGATCGCCGTGAAGCCCTGAGTGACGCCCTCGCCCATCTTCTCGAACATGCCGGCAAGGGATGCGGCGAACTTGTCCAGATCGGTAGGGGCCGCAGCGGGAGGCGCAGGATCTACGGGCGGGACGACTTCCGCCGTCGCCGGCGCGGCCTTGAAGCTCTCGAAGAACGCCTTGGCGCTGCTGAACAAGTCAGCCAGCCCGCCGGCAGCGGGGGCTTCCTCTGCATAGGCCATCTCGAATTCCTCGATCTGGCACAGATTGTCCTTCCGCTTGTCATCGCGGGTGCTGAATTTCAGCACTTCGGTGCCCAGCGACGCCGGGGAATCGGTGAATGCGAGGCCGACCAGATAGGCTTTGCCGGTGCCGGCGAAGTCGGGCTGGATCTCCACGCTCGAAAAGAGCTTCTGGCCCGCCTGATTGTAACGCTGCGCTTCGTCCGTGACATCGAATGAGGCGAAGAGTGCCAAGCGCTTTTCGGTCTTGCCGCCGATCTGCAGGTCGATCTGCTCGGCCTTGACGCCGTCGACGGTGCCCCAGGCATTGAACGGGCCATCGGGCGAGTAGCCGCGCAGGTGCTCGCAGTTGATGCGGGCGGCATAGGTGGCCGGATTGTAGCTGTCGGCCATCTCCTGGATCATCTGGCGGGAGATCGCCCGGTTATCGACAGTCTGCCCTTCGACGGCGACACGGAAAAACTTGGTCTTGGCCATTCTCGGCTCCCTGCGGCTCGAACTGCGGGTTCAAAATCAGTCCCGCCATTGGCCATTTCCGAGGGGTGAGAGACAACCGGTGCCAATTGTGAGGACCGTTCTCACAAGTGGCGCACCGGGCGCCGCGCTGGCGCCTGCTCCATTCTCGCGCCGCTATGAGCATGTTGACCGGCAGCGATGGGCAGGCCGTCCCTTATGACGTGCGCCGCGTCGCGCGCAGCCTGTACTGGCGCGCCTATGGCGTGACGGAGATCGCTGCCGTCCTTGGCCTCAAGCGCACAACGGTGCAGGCGTGGAAGGACCGCGACCGCTGGGAGGACGATCCGGTCATCCGGCGCCTCGAAGACAGCTGCGAAATGCGGCTCAACGCCCTGATCTTCAAGGAAGACAAGAACAACAACGACTATAAGGAAATCGACGCGCTGGCCCGCGTGATCGAGCGCACGGCCCGCGTCCGCCGCTATGGCGAACCCGGCGGCCATGAGGGCGATCTCAATCCCAAGGTTGCCGCACGAAACGCCAAGCCGAAGAAGAAGGCGCCGAAGAACCTCATCACTCGCGACGAGGCCGACCGGCTCAAGACCGCCTTCCTCGACGGGCTATTCGGCCATCAGGAAACATGGTGGCAGAACATCAGCCGCCGCACGCGCTTCCTGCTCAAGAGCCGCCAGATCGGCGCAACCTTCTATTTCGCCCGCGAGGCGCTGATCCGCGCGCTGGAAACCGGCAACAACCAGATATTCATTTCGGCGAGCCGCGCGCAGGCCAACATCTTCCGGCAGTACATCGTCGAATTCGTGTTCGCGCAGACGGGCAAGATGCTCAAGGGCGACCCGCTGGTCATCGATCGCGGCGAGGATGAGGACGGCAAGCAGCTCGAACCCGTCACGCTCTACTTCCTCGGCACCAATTACCGCACGGCCCAGGGCTATCACGGCGATGTCTACATCGACGAATGCTTCTGGATCTTCGGCTTCGAGCAGATCAACAAGGTCGCGTCGGCCATCGCGACGCAAAAGCGCTACCACAAGACCTATTTCTCGACGCCGTCCACGATCGCGCACGAGGCCTATCCGTTGTGGACGGGCGAGCGGTTCAACCGCCGCCGCGAGCGCAAAGATCAGATCAAGATCGACATCAGCCACAGCGCGCTCGCCGTGCATGGCGCGACGGGCGCCGATCAGATCTGGCGCCACATCGTCAATCTGGACGATGCCATTGCCGGCGGCTTCAACCTCATCGACCGCGCCGAGCTGGAGCTGGAATATTCGGTCGACGAATTCTCCAACCTGTTTCTGTGCGACTTTGTCGACGACAGTAAGTCGAGCTTCCCGCTATCGATGCTGCGGCCGTGCATGGTCGATAGCTGGGATGTCTGGAAGGACTTCGACCCCTATGCCCTGCAACCGTTCGGCCAGGGCGAAGTGTGGATCGGCTATGATCCACAAGAGAGCGAGGACGGCGACAGCGCGGCGTGCGTCGTGGTGGCGCCACCGACCGGCCCCAAGGGCAAGTTCCGCGTGCTCGAAAAGCTGCAATGGCGCGGCAAGGACTTCGAGGCGCAGGCCGGCGAGATCAAAAAGCTGTGCTCGAAATATCGCGTCACCGAAATCGCCATCGACACGACCGGCATGGGCGCGGCGGTGCATCAGCAGGTGGTCAAGTTCTTCCCGATGGCTAGGCGTATCGATTACTCGGCGCTGACCAAGACGATGATGGTGCTCAAGGCGAAGAACGTCTTCACCAAGCGGCGCATCGAGTTTGACGCTGGCTGGCGCGATCTCGCTGCCGCGCTGATGTCGATCCACCCCCAGCTCACCGCTGGCGGCAAGCAAATGACCTATGTGGCGCGGCGCAGCGAGGCCACCGGGCATGGCGATCTCGCCTGGGCACTTCTGCACGTCCTCTACTGCGAGCCGATGGACGGCGGTGTCGGCGGAAAATCCAGCATGGAGATAATGTGATGAGCGGCACCGATATCGATGTTGAAACGAGCACCGGCGTGCGCATGTTTTCCTTCGGCGATGCCGAGAGCGTGCTCAATCGCCGTGATCTGCTCAATAATGTCGAATGCCGGTTCGAGGGCCGATGGTTCGAGCCGCCGGTGCCGTTCAAGCTGCTCGGCCGCGCCCTGCATGTGCAGCCCCATCATGAGAGCGCCATCCGCGTGAAGCGCAACCTGCTGGTGAAGCACTTCAAGCCCTCCCGCCTGCTCAGCCGCACCGCCTTCGGCAAGTTCGCCCTCGACTATCTGGTGATGGGCAATGCCTTCCTCGAGGAGGTGCCCAACATCGCCGGCCGCACGATGCGCCTCGACCACAGCCTTGCCGTGCGCACCCGGGTCGGCAAGGCCGGCCGCGCCTTCTTCCTGCCAGATCATGCCTGGGGCGGCTTCGGTCAGCCCCATGAATATGAGGCGGGCCGGCTGATCCATCTCGCCGAACCGGATGTTGCGCAGGAGGTCTACGGCCTGCCGGAATATCTCTCGGCCATGCAATCGGCCTTCCTCAATGAGGCCGCCACACTGTTCCGCCGCCGCTATTACATCAACGGCGCCCACGCCGGCTTCGTCTTCTATCTGAGCGAGGCCAGCATGGATCAGAAGGATGTCGACATGGTGCGCGAGGCCCTGCGCGAAGCCAAGGGCGTCGGCAACTTCAAGAACCTGTTCATCAACGCGCCGGGCGGGAAGAAGGACGGCGTCCAGATCATCCCGATCAGCGAGGTCGCGGCCAAGGATGAGTTTCTGGGCATAAAGGGCACCACCCGCGATGACATCCTCGCCGCGCACCGCGTCCCGCCGCAGATCCTCGGCGTGGTGCCGCAGAATAATGGCGGCTTCGGTGATGTCGGCAAGGCGAACGACATCTTCTTCGCCAACGAGATCGAGCCGCTGCAGATGCGCTTCCTCGAAGTCAACGACCGGGTCGGCGAGGAGGCCATCACCTTCGAGCCTTACCGGCCCATGGGCAACGCCGTGCCCGCCAGTTCTCCCGCTTAACGGCGGGGAACGGGGCGCGGTAACGCCCCGTCCAGGCAATCAGTCTTGCCTCAAGCCGTGGGGGTGCATGCGCCCCCGACTCGTCCCGCCTGCCATGCACGGCGGCGGGCCGTATGTGGAATGAAGGTTAAGGAGTCGAGTGCGATGAAAATGGAACCTGTGCAGCCCGCGCGTCCGCTGGCGGCATGGATCGGGGGCAAGCGCAAGCTGGCCAAGCGTCTGATCGCCCGTATCAACGAGGTCGATCATGACAGCTATGTGGAGCCGTTCGTGGGCATGGGCGGCGTGTTTCTGCGCCGTGACCGGCGGCCGCCGTGCGAGGTCATCAATGACTGGAGCGAGGATGTGTCGACCTTCTTTCGCGTGGTGCAGCGGCACTTCGTGCCGTTCGTCGACATGATCCGCTTTCAGATCAGCTCCCGCGCGAATTTTGAGAAGCTGGCGGCGCAGGATCCGCGCACGCTGACTGATCTGGAGCGGTCGGCGCGGTTCCTTTACCTGCAGCGCCTGGCGTTCGGCGGGAAGGTCGATGGCCGTAACTTCGGCACGTCACCCGGCCTCGGCGCGCGGTTCGACGTGACAAAGATCGTGCCGATGATCGAGGCCGTGCATGAAAGACTGGCGGCCGTGACGATCGAGCGCCTGCCCTGGCGCCAGCTCATCGAGCGCTGGGATCGGCCGGCGACGCTGTTCTACCTCGACCCGCCCTATCACGGCAACGAGGGCGACTATGGCGCCGGCATGTTCGGCCGCGCTGAGTTCGCTGAAATGGCGGACGTGCTGGGCGGCATCAAAGGCCGCTTCATCATGAGCATCAACGATCATCCCGAGATCCGCGAGCTGTTCGCCCGCTTCACGATCGACGAGGCGGCCACAAGCTACAGCGTCGGCGGCCAGGCCAAAGCCAAGGCCGTGCGCGAGTTGATCATCACGGGCTGAATGCCCGCCTGACGCCCCCACAGCGACACGACAAGCCCGAGGCGCCCCGGCCAAGCCGGCGGCGCCTCGACGCGTTGGGCGGCCAGCTGGGCGGCCACGTCAGCCCGAGCGCGGCCGGCCCCTGACATCCTTGCCACCTGACCCGCGCGCGCCGCGCTTAGCTCCCCCCCTCGCCTGCACGCTTCCCCTGCCAGAAATGACGCAACAGGCATTATACGCCGCATCGGCGGTCCTCCGGGCTTTGAGACCGCTGAGCGACGCATCGGCGGCGACGCGTTTTGACGCACCCAGCCCCCGTTTTGGACGCCTGATTATGGCACGGCCTTTGCGCGGTATCCCCCTGGATACCCCAGGACCGGCCCAAGCCGGTCCGCCCCCTACGGTGCGTCCGTAGAGTGAGGGTGCCTCCATGGGCTGATCTGGGGTCGTGGCTCCGATAATTTGCGCCTCGCGCAGCGAGTCCTTCTCTCTTTATTCGGAAACGGCCTCAATCATGCCGCCGGGTGGACTCGCCCTATCTGAAAAAAGGCGCGACATGCGTTCGAGCGTTTTTCGGAGATATGGATCAGTGACCTGGGCAAGCTGCTCCTCGGGCGGCAATGCGTCCCACGCCTCGCGGATCTTGCGCGTCTGGATCGCCTCAGCCTGGCCGGCCGGCGGGCGACGGAGAATGCGACGGATGATATTGGCGACCTTGCCGGGCAGCGTCAGGAAATAGGCGTTGCTGATCTGGCGAACATATTGCCCGCCTGGCTGATAATCATCGACCGGTTCGGTACGGCGTTGCCAGTCGAGGAAGCCGTGGGCCTTCAAGTTCTTCAATGCCGTGACCACGGCAGATCGCGAACGCCGCACCGCCTGCGAAATATAATTGATCGCATAGTCCAGCCGACCGGTTTTCCGGCAGCGCCGACGCAGGAGGAACCGGTAGACCGCCAGCTCGACATCTCCAACGATCCCCCGCCTGCGCCCTGGCAGCTTCGTCGAGAGCATCAGATGTTCGAGCTGCGTCATGCGGGCATTGTTTTCCGAACTCGGAAACGTGTTCTCTCGCGCCCAGCGCCGCGATTCATAGTCGCCAGGGTGACGGCTATCGCGCCAGACCTTCTGAAATGTCCGGGCACGCTCGCCGCTGACCCTTCCCGCCAGGACGCCACCGATCGCGCGCGCGGTCAT